GTTCTGGTGGAGGCTATGGTTATAATATGGCTGATTTACATTTTTGTTTTAATAATTCAACTACTATTACTGATGAAGTAAGTTTATCAGATGCCAAAGTAACAATGAAAAGATCTGGGAACGTAGGGATCGGGACTGCTGACCCAGAAGATAGATTAGAAGTAGCAGGGGGCGCTTTAAAAGTAAAAGCATCAGCAAATCACGTAGAACAAGCTTATATAAAATTTGGCAGGACTGACCAAGCTAATGGTAATTTTGAGAATCATATAAAATCTATGACTGGGAGTGGTGCTTCACAAAACAAAATGACATTCTCACTATGTAATACATCAGCAACAGGGAGAGTTGACCTTTTAACACTAGATGGTGGTAATAATAGATCTTATTTTGGAAGTGGAAACGTAGGTATCGGAACGTCAGCACCCAGTTATAAATTGCAAGTAAATGGAACTGCTTATATAAATGAAACTCTTTATGTAAATGGTGAAACTACTGTTGATGACGATTTAAAAGTTGCAGGTACAATACAAATTACAGGCACTGGGGCTGTACCTTCATCTGGAGCAGGTATATATAGACCTACTAGTGATACATTAGGTTTCTTTACTTCAGCTACAGAAAGAATGCGTATTGCATCTAACGGTGATATTTTATTTGGAACAGCTTCAAAAGGTAATGATTTTTGTTATTGGGAATATGCTACTAACAATAGATTAATTTTAAATATAGGTAGTTCAGTAACAAGTTCACAAGATATAATTAATTTTAGAAATCCAAATGGAATAGTTGGTGGTATCAATACTGATGGATTTACAACTAGTTTTAGTTCATCATCGGATTATAGATTAAAAGAGAATGTAGTAGAAATGACTGATGCTTTAGATAGAGTAAGCAATTTAAAACCTAGTAGATTTAATTTTATAGGAGAAGAAAAAACAGTAGATGGATTTTTAGCACACGAAGTAAGTGATATAGTGCCAGAAGCAATATCTGGAACTAAAGATGCTGTAGATGAAAAAGGTAATCCTATATACCAAGGAATAGACCAAAGTAAATTAGTACCATTATTAGTTGGTGCGATACAAGAGTTAAAAGCAGAAATAGAAAATTTAAAATCACAAATAAATAATTAAAATGGCAAACACTTACAAATGGACCATTAATGCATTAGATGCAAAGGTCGCAGTAGAAGATGGCAACGAAAACGTTGTCTACACAGTACATTGGGGCTATAGCGCTACTGATGAAACTGGAGAACACTCAGCAAGTTCTATTGGAACTCACGGAGTAGAATACGATGCGGATGGCTTCACCGCTTACGAAGATCTTACAGAAGAAATGGTAATTGGCTGGTTAGAAGGCGGATTGGATGTTGAATCAATGAAAGCAGGATTAGATTCTCAAATTGAAAAATTAATCACTCCAACAGAAACAACTTATCATACCCCTTTTGCACCGGTTATTGAACAACCAGTGGTTGAAGAAACAGAATAAGTTAGAAAACCAGTAAAATAAGTAATAATAATAAATAAGTAAATATAATTTAATAATTTAATTTTAAAAACCATGAGTGAAAACAAAATTACCCAAGAACAATTAGAAGAATTGCAGGGTTATGTAGGAAAACTAAATAACGCTGCAACGCAAATTGGAAACCTTGAATTACAAAAGCATCAGATTAATCATGTTGCTGCTGAGGTTCAATCTGATTTAAACAAATTCCAAACTAAACTTGAAGAAAAATATGGAAAAGTTTCTATTAATATCCAAGACGGAACCTATAAACCAATCGAAGAAGAAGAAGTTGTAGAACCCGAAGTAGTAAAATAAAATTATGTCACTGGTAAGAAAAATTAGTATAGGTAGAGACTATAAAAATGACGCTATGCATTATGCTGTTGGCCAAGAAGTTTATGGCGGCCATACAATATGCGATATTATAGAAGAATCAGATAAATTTTCTATTTATATTAAAAAAAATAACGAAGTATTACCGTGGAAAGATTTTAATAAGAATATGGCTATAGCCGTTGAATATAACTTAGAATATTAATGCAAAGTTTATTTAACTTCATAGTTAAACCTAAAAACGAAAGATACGATAATAAAAAATATATTGATGGCAAGGAACTTTTGTTAAATACAGAAATTTCTGATTACCGATATGTTAGTCGTATTGGAATAGTGACAGCAATACCTAAATCACAAAAAACTGAAATACAAGTTGGTGATGAAGTTATTGTACATCACAATGTTTTTAGAAGATGGTATGATATTCGTGGAGAAGAAAAAAATAGCAGAAGCTATTATAAAGAAGACGAATACTTTGTAACATCAGATCAAATATTTTTATACAAACGAAACATGAATTGGCAAGCGCCAAAAGGTTTTTGTTTTATTAAACCAATTGTATCTAATAATATATTATTAAATGAAAATGAAGTTCCACTACGTGGAATTATAAAATATGTTGATAAAGAACTTAAAGATATTAATAAAGAAGATTTAATTGGTTTTACACCAAGCAGTGAATATGAATTTATTGTTGATGGTGAAAGAATGTACAGAGTGCCAACAAATTCAATATCTATTAAGTATGAACGTCAAGGAACAGAAACAGAATATAATCCGAGCTGGTTATGAGGCAGTCAAAGAACTTGTTAAAGTTGCAAAAGAACCGATTGTTGAAACTGATGATGATGTTTCAGCCGATAGACTCAAGAACGCTGCAGCCACTAAAAAGCTTGCAATATTCGATGCATTCGAGATTTTAAATAGAATAGAAGTTGAAAACGCATTACTTGAGGGTAAAAACATAGAAGAAAAACCAAGGTCGTTTAAAGGCTTTGCTGAAAGAAGATCTAAGTAATGTACGAGCAATCATTATATCGCATTATAGAGCCTATAAAAATTAATACGATTAAAAGGCTTAATAAAGCAAAAAAGTGGAAATATGGATACGATAAAGACCATGACGTGGTTGTTATTAGTCATACTGGGCAAATTGGTGAGATATATGATATACAAAATTTAAAAATAGCATTGCCCCCTACACCGAAAAGCTTAAATAAAGAAAATAATAAATGGAGTAAAATAGAATATCCAAAAGAACTTTCAAAGTTAAAAACGATATTTGATTGGAAAGATTTACCAAGTGAATTTAAAAATAAGTGGAATGCATATATTGATACAGAATTTACCAAACGTGATGAAGGTTATTGGTTCTATAACAAAGATATTCCTACTTATATTACTGGGTCTCATTATATGTACTTGCAGTGGACTAAAATCGACGTGGGTGCTCCAGACTTCAGAGAAGCAAATAGATTATTCTTTATATTCTGGGAAGCTTGCAAAGCAGATACAAGATGCTACGGAATGTGCTACCTCAAAAATAGACGGAGTGGCTTTTCATTCATGGCATCAGCAGAGACTGTTAACCAAGCTACCATCTCTTCAGACTCTAGGTTTGGGATATTATCCAAATCTGGTGCTGACGCAAAAAAAATGTTTACAGATAAAGTCGTTCCAATATCCGTTAATTACCCATTCTTTTTTAAACCCATACAGGATGGAATGGATAGACCTAAGACTGAATTGGCTTATCGTGTACCCGCAAGTAAATTTACAAAAAAGAGCATACTCACAAACCAAAGGACCGAGGAGCTCTCAGGGTTGGATACTACAATCGACTGGAAAAATACAGGGAACAACTCATACGACGGTGAAAAACTTTCCTTACTTATCCACGATGAAGCAGGTAAATGGGAGAGGCCCGAGAACATACTCAACAACTGGCGTGTCACGAAAACCACGTTAAGATTAGGAAGTAGAGTTATTGGTAAATGTATGATGGGTTCAACAAGTAACTCATTAGACAAAGGTGGTGAAAACTTTAAAAAACTATATAATGATTCAGATGTTACAAAAAGAAACCGCAATGGACAGACTCGCTCAGGATTATATAGTTTGTTCATACCTATGGAATGGAACTTCGAGGGATTCATTGATTCTTTTGGACTACCTGTATTCAATACGCCAGAAAAACCAGTCGAAGATAACTATGGCCAATACATTGACATCGGGGTTATTGAACACTGGGAAAATGAAGTTGAAGGATTAAAAGGAGATCAAGACGGTTTAAATGAATTTTATAGACAATTTCCAAGGACTGAAGAACATGCTTTCAGAGATGAAACTAAAAATAGCATATTTAATCTTGCTAAGATTTACGAACAGATTGATTTTAATGAAGAAGCTAGATACTCTGCTCTTGTTACTCGTGGCAGTTTTCAGTGGGAAAACGGGATCAAAGATTCAAAAGTAGAATTTGTACCAAATTTAAATGGTAGATTTAATATAAGCTGGGTTCCAACTAAAAATTTACAAAATAGAGTAATAATAAAAAATGGTAGCAAGTATCCAGGAAACGAACATATTGGTGCATTTGGTTGCGATAGTTATGATATATCCGGAACTACAGATGGCAAAGGTTCTAAAGGGTCATTACATGGTCTTACTAAGTTCAGTATGGAAGAGGTGCCAGCAAATAGGTTTTTTCTGGAGTATATAGCTAGACCGCAAACAGCAGAAATGTTTTTTGAGGATATACTTATGGCATTACATTTTTATGGTATGCCAATACTTGCAGAAAATAATAAACCAAGATTATTATACTATTTAAAAAGAAGAGGATATAGAGGTTATTCAATGAATAGACCTGATAAAGTTTGGAATAAATTATCAGCTGCTGAAAAAGAAATAGGTGGTATACCAAACTCTAGTGAAGATATAAGACAAGCGCATGCGGCTGCAATTGAAAGTTATATAAATTCTTACGTAGGTATAAAGCCTGATGGCGACCACGGTGATTTATATTTTAATGAAACATTAAATGATTGGGCTAAGTTTGATATAAACAAAAGAACAAAATTTGATGCGGCAATAAGTTCTGGGTTAGCTATTATGGCATGTAATAAAAATTTATATACACCCAAACCTAATATACAATTAAAAAATAAAGTAAACTTTAGTTTTGCTAAATACAATAATAAAGGCAATTTTTCAAAAATAATACAATAAATGGCGAAAGTAATAACAAAAGGTATTTTTC